CACGTGGAGATGGAGGCGATTACTCAGCTTTTCATATTTTCGATGTACAAGACGTACGCCAGGTTGCTGAGTATAAAGGAAAAATACCACCTAATGAATTCGGCCATATGCTAGTAACTGTTGCAACCGAATGGAACAATGCATTGCTAGCAATTGAAAATGCAAATATTGGTTGGGCCGCAATTCAGCCAGCATTAGATAGAGGTTATCAAAATTTACATTATACATATAAAGATGACGGATATACCGATGCTGATGTACAATTGAAAAAAGGTTATGATATGAAAGATAAGAGCCAAATGGTTCCTGGAGTATCAACTACAACGCGTACTAGACCATTAATGATATCTGCATTAGAAATGTATATGCGTGAAAAAACACCTATAATTCGCAGTAAGAGACTGATACAAGAACTATTAGTATTTATATGGCTAAATGGCAAAGCCCAATCGCAGCAAGGTTATAACGATGATTTAGTCATGGCATTCTGTATTGGACTATGGCTTCGCGATTCTACTTTGAAATTGCGACAACAAGGAATTGAATTAAATAAACGAGCTTTATCATCATTTCAAAAATCCACCAATGTAATTTATACCGGTAATCGAAACAATCAAGATACGGGTTGGACTTGGAATAATGGTTATAATGATGAAAGCCTTACTTGGCTTATCAAATAAAAACACCATAGATTGTACTTAGTTATATTTATATAAAAAAGAAAATATGGCGTCATTAAGAAAACGTTTACAAAATCTATTTAGAACCAATGTAATTGTTAGAGCATATGGAAAAGATCAACTTCGAGTAGTTGATACAAACCGATTACAATCAGTTGGAAATTTAGGTCAAAGTAAAGTAGCAGATAGATATACAAGACTGCACGGAGCAAACAAACATCGAGTTGGTGGAATGGGTGGATATGATTCCAACTATTACATGCACCAAAACCGTATGCAACTTTATGCTGACTACGAAATGATGGACAAAGATCCAATTATATCATCAGCATTAGATATTTATTCAGATGAATCAACACTAGCAGATCAATTTGGTGAAATTTTAACAATTAAAACCAATGATACTCGTATTCAAAAAATACTTTATAATTTATTTTATGATGTATTAAACATTGAATTCAATTTATGGACATGGATTAGAAACATGACCAAATACGGTGATTTCTTTTTAAAATTAGATATTGCCGATGAAATTGGAATATTAAATGCCCGACCATTTTCTAGTTATGAAATGGAGCGTTGGGAAGAATACAATGAAGCAACTGGTGAATATGATATTAAATTCAAAAATATTGCATCAGAACAAGCAACATATGATGTGTTTGAAATTGCACATTTCCGTATGCTATCAGATTCTAACTTTTTGCCATATGGTAGATCAATGTTAGAAGGAGCCCGCAAAGAATTTCAAAAATTAATGATGATGGAAGATGCAATGCTTATTCATAGAATTATGCGTGCACCAGAAAAACGTATTTTTAAAATTGATATTGGTAATATTCCTACAAATGAAGTTGATAGTTTCATGGAACAAATTATCAATAAAATGAAAAAGATTCCACACGTTGATCCACAAACAGGAAATTACAACTTAAAGTTTAATCTTAACAATATGTTGGAAGATTATTACTTGCCAGTGCGTGGAGGTCAATCATCTACACAGATTGATACATTGCCCGGTATGACATTTACCGGAATGGATGATATTGAATACATCAAAGATAAAATGATGGCGGCACTTAAAATTCCTAAACCATTTTTAGGATATGCTGAAGCAGTTGAAGGAAAAACTACATTAGCTTCGATGGATATTCGTTTTGCTAGAACAATTGAACGTGTTCAAAAAATTGTTTGTTCTGAACTAGTTAAAATTGCGATAGTGCATTTATATTCACAAGGATTTGAAGGCGAAGAATTAGTTGGATTTGAATTAGAATTAACAGCACCATCTATTATATACGATCAACAAAAAGTTGCATTAATGAATGAAAAAATTACATTAGCAAATGCAATGAAAGACAGCAAATTAGTTTCTGATAAATACATATACGAATACATATTCAATATGTCAGAAGAAGAATGGTTGCAGGAAAGAACCAATGTTATCGAAGATTTGAAATTGAGATTCCGTCAAAATCAAATTGAAACAGAAGGAAATGATCCAGCAGTTACCGGAGTATCTTTTGGAACGCCACATGATTTAGCAACAGCTCATATGTCAAGCAATGATCCAGATCCAGACAAAGGCGGCCGACCAAAAGAAGGAATTAAATTTGGTCAACATAAAAATGAATTTGGATGGGATCCGACAGGTGCAAAACAATTGAAACAAGATTTCAATCCAGAAAATCAAAAAACAGCTTTCCAGCCCGATCCAAAATTTAAAAATCAAGCCGGTGCTGTTGCAGTTGAAAGTCGAATGCTTAAACAGTTAAAAACTAAAAAACGAGCAGTATCAATTATTACTGAATCATTGAAATCTAGTAAAATATCACAAACTGATTCAGATGCTGGTACTATGTTAGATGAAAACAACATTTTATAATACAAACATATTTATTAAAAAAACAAGGCATCGTATATAGCATGAAGAAAATCAAACATTCAAAATACAAAAATACGGGTATTTTATTTGAAATGTTAGTGAGGAAACTAACCTCAGAAACATTGACATCAAATAAATCAGTAACGATTGATATCATTAAAAAGTATTTTGGCAGAAACACTGAATTATCTAAGGAATTACAATTGTATAATTCTCTAGTAAAAGAACAGTTCAGAAGTGAAGCTATCGCACTAGATTATATTCGTACTGTTAAATCGACATATGACAAATTAAATCAATCATTATTAAAACGCCAACGATATAATTTAGTAAAAGAAATTTCAGAAAAATTTGTGTTTACGGATATGGCAAAAATGCATATCAATAATTACAAAGTATTAGCATCAATCAACATGATTTTTGAATACAATGAAACGGATAATCCTAAACAATTAATGGAATGTAAACGTGCGATAATTGATCACAGTATAATTACAGAACGCGTCAAACCAGCAATCGATTCTATAATGGAAACATTTGAAGCTCAACCAAAAGATATGAGATTATTATCATATAAAATTTTGATTGATAAATTCAATGAAAAATATTCAGTTTTAGATGAATCTCAAAAACAGTTGTTGAACAAATACATTACTCACGTTAATGATACAACCGCATTGCGAGAATATATTCAAAAAATTATTCCTGCAATCAAATCTGATTTAGCAAAACAAACAAAATCAATAACGGATGCTGCAACCAAAATTAAAGTAGCCACATTGTCGGAAATGCTTTGCAATGTAGAATCAATGAAAACAATCAAAGAATCGCATGTACTATCATTGTTACGTTATTTTGATTTAGTTCGCGAATTAAAAGGAATGCACTCATGAGATCATTGTTAAAAGAAATGGATGATAAATTTGCTGAGTATGAACAAGCTGATACTAATTATATAGAAGTAGCTATACGCGATGCTCGAGAAGCATTAGATATATACGCTGATGTTGCTAGAAATTATAAAGATATTAGTTTGCGAGGATCTAATTATTATTATTCAGACAATGCATCAGAACTTGCAGACTTACTAGCTACATTTGATTCGCATTCAATTGAAATATATGATGCTCATGTCAATGAAGATGATTTAGACGAACAAAATGTTACGGGAGCAGTAGCAGGATTTAATACGCCAGCTGCATTTGCTAAGCCAGGAAAATGGAAAAGCAAATCAATTAAATATGAAAATGTAAATGAAGATGTCGGCCCTGTTTCTAAAACAGCGAAGCCAGGACAATATCAAACGGTAGAATTCGACGAAGAAGTACAAAATGATAAATTTGCATTTTCATTAGATGATAACATATGGTGGAATAAAGATATGGAATATCCATCTAAAGATATAACAAATACACCTGGTACTGCTCGTAAAAAAGATCGAGATTCTGGAACTAAACTTAAAGTTGAAGATGTTTTAGAAAAAAAATATGAACAACTTATTGAAGGATATCGTTCCTTTGCAACAGGTGATGCAAATATGTCGCCAGATCGCAAAGTAAAAAACACAATACAAGAAATTGCTAAAAAACTTCATGAAATTGAAAAATTAGTACAATACAATTCTAGACTAAAAACTGAGGCCGGCATAGCATCATCAACATACGGCCCAGCAACAGCAAAGGCCTTGAATAAAATTTCAGAACGATTAATCAAAATATCAGAACGAGTAAGATCATTAGGAGAATAACATGAACAAACAACTAATAGTAGAATATATGCCATTTAAACCAATTGGTTCACTTGCTGAATCAGGTGGAGCTGCATATGGGATACCTGGTGGTTTTGTTGTACAAGGAGTTTTGCAAAGAGCTGGATCTAAAAATCAGAATGGTAGAATATATCCAAGAAACATACTAGAACGTGAATGTCGTCGATATCAAAATGAGTATATTGATCAACACAGAGCATTAGGTGAATTAGATCACCCAGAGTCATCTGTAGTTAACTTGAACAATGTATCACATAACATTTTGAAAATTTGGTGGGATGGCGATGATTTAAAAGGAGCTGTACAGATTCTTGAAACTCCAAGTGGAAACATTTTAAAGGCTTTATTCAAAGCAGGTATCACACTAGGTATATCATCTCGTGGTTTAGGATCTGTTAAAGAACTACGAAGTGAGGGTACCGTTGAAGTTCAAGAAGATTTTGAATTGATTTGTTGGGACTTTGTTTCTAATCCTTCGACTCATGGCGCTTTTATGCGGCCTACGCACATGCACGAGTCAGTTGGTACTAGTACTACCACAAACAAATATAATAAAGTAAACAGCATTATTACATCGATTTTATGTGATAATGGTAAATGTAGAATATAACATGAGAACACCGAACTTAAAATTTATCTTGGAAACGATTCTAGAAGATAAGCCACAACCAATGTCTAAGGAAGAAAAAAGAGCATTCGTACAAGAAGTAGCTAACTTTACAGCATTGGGTGAATCAGTATA